GGAAAAAATTCCGTACAATTCCGCAATGACCGATTTAAGTATACTATTCGATGAACCTCTTACCAAGCTCATCAACATCAAAACTGGTGCACCCTATGATGTTCTGATAGGGCGTCCATCTATTTGGGGAAACCCCTACTCTCATCTTGACGGCACATTGGCCATCTATCGAGTGGCAACACGAGAAGAAGCTGTTAACCGTTATCGCGAACACCTTATCAATTCACCTGATTTGTTGCGTCGATTGCCGGAATTGCAGGGTAAAACGTTGGGTTGTTGGTGCTTGCCAAAGCTTTGTCACGGTCTGGTTATTTTGGAATTTCTAAATAGAGTGGAAAGTGCATATTTTGACGATGGATCAGGCAATTAAAATAGCCGGAACAGGCCATAGACCGGATAAACTTGGTGGCTATTCCGATGTAGTCACCAACCTGCTTTTTGAGTTGATTCAAGAAGCCGTTATTGAATTAAATCCTCAAACCGTCATTTCTGGAATGGCGCTTGGGTTTGACCAAGTTTTGGCCGAGGTGTCTCTTTCGCTCGACATTCCGTTTATAGCGGCAATACCATTTATCGGCCAAGAAAAACAATGGCCAAAACCCTCCCAGGCGCATTATCATGCTTTGTTAAAACACGCCAGTGATGTTGTAACTGTATCGTCAGGCGGGTTTTCTCATTCAGCCATGCAAATTCGTAACCAATACATGGTGGACCGATGTGACGTCGTGTTGGCATTATGGAACGGCTCACCTGGTGGAACTGCCAACTGTATACGATATGCTAAAAACATCCACAAGCCGATTGTAAATTTGTGGTTTAAATGGCAACCGTCCGGTTTACAGTTTGACAAGGTTTGATATTCATGATACACTTGGTTAGTGAAAACCGACAACGTAATATTGACTGGAACTGTAGGCTCACACAGTTACGGCACCAACACACCTACAAGCGATTATGACTACATGTCTGTTGTCGTTGCCGAGCCAAGCGTTTACCTGGGCCTAGACAGCTGGGGTAGTTCTGGCACCAAAGAAGTTGTATTCGATGACCCAGAATATGGTGTTGTCGAACACAAATATTTTGAACTCAAAAAGTTTATTGGAATGTGTTCCAGCATGAACCCGAATGTGGTTCCACTGCTATGGCTCAATCAAGAACACTATGAGGGCATGACCCCTTCCGGTAAAGAACTCATTGATAATCGCACTATTTTCAATTCCAAAAAAGTTTACCACACATTCAGCGGTTATGCACATAGCCAGCTTCAGAAAATGGGCGGTATTTTTAACGATGCTGAAGAATCAAATGAAAAGCTGCGTGCCGGTCACGTGCGATTCCAAGGGTGGGCCGAAACTGCTATTAAGGACCAACGCGCACGCCGTATGATTGTTGAAAGAATTCCTGGATGGGAACCAAATCTGACAGAGCAATATGACGAGGGTTATTTAAATGCATTAATTGCTCTCAAAACTCATTCCAAAGAGGAAATTAAACGCATAAAAGTTGGCCCCGTTACTGGCAGAATGGGCGCAAAACGGAAGGCTCTCCGCGAACAGTTTGGTTTTGATTGTTATGAAGAAAGCAGCACTGAATTTCTGACTTCAAGCGGATGGAAAAAATTTGATGATATCAGCCCAGACGAACCGGTAGCAACCGTCAATGTTGGCACCTGGCAAACAGAGTATCAAATCCCTGAGGAACGGGTTGACAAACTGTATTCTGGGGTGCTCTACACCGTCGCTCCAAATGGTTCACGGGTGACAGTGACGCCTAATCATAAAATGTTACTTTCACCAGTTCATTGTTCTCCAAACAACAAATACAAAACAACGTATGATTCCAAAACTTCTGATTGGAACTATATTAGTTTGGAAGATGCAATGACAGGTAAAGCAACACGTCAATTTAGATTTCCACGTGTTCGTTATCATTATCGACGTGCTCCAGAGTTTAGAGAAAAACCATTTCTCCAATCTAATTTTCCTGATTCTTGGCGCGAACGTCTGCTGTTGGCTGGGCTTTATTTATCGGATGGCTCTGCTCAATTTAGAAACGAAACCGTTAAAGCCTTACGGTTGAGCCAGACCAAAACGGGTCCATTTGTTGAAATGGCTGACCATTTGTTGAACGCTGTACCAGAAAAACTGTTTGGTTCGCGCCATGTTTATCAAGAAACAATATGGTGCTTCCATGGTGAAATTGCTGAATGGGTGATTGAACAGTTTGGCCATGGAAACAACAAGCGTCTACCAACGTGGACTCAATTATTGGCTAAACACGAAATGGATGTTTTATGGGCTGGCTTAATGGCCGGTGATGGCCATCAAAACACCAGGGGCTATGATGTTTATTATTCATCTTTAAAACCGCTTGTTGATAGCATTCAAGCTGCAATGATATCAGTTGGCTATGAAACTACGTTACTCGGTCCTTATGAAAGCACCACACCATATGGGCCATGCAAAATGTATCAATTACGTAGGCCAGCACAAAATAGTAAGGCAGGTGTGCTGATGGTTAATAAGGTGCTGGGTGTTGGAGAACAGCCAGAAAAAGACTCTCATGGTAGAAGCAAAGGCTACCCCATTAAGGCCAAACTCGTAGAAAACACCAGAATTGTTTGTTTCCAGGTACCCAACGGAAATTTGATCACTAGAAACAAAGGCCGAATTGGAATTCACGGAAACACAAAGTATGCGTTCCACACTATCCGTCTTATGAAAATGTGTGTGGAATTTTTACGCAACCCAGAAGATGGCCTAAAAGTTTGCAGGAAAGGAATAGATTCTGAGTTCTTATATTCGATTAGGAATGGTGCACTTAGCCAGGAAGATGTTAAAAAACTGGCCGATGATCTTTTCCAAGAAGCAAAAGAAGCTGTCGTAACATCGCCACTTCCAGATGAACCGGACTACAAAGCCATCAATAATTTAACGGTGTGCTTAATTAAAGCATCGTTGTAAGCCGCAACAAACATGATCACCTAAATATTCATAGCCAGCCAGGCATAATGGATGACTATGAACCTAAACATTGACCAAGTACAAGTCGCTATATTTTTCGGATTGGTCAGTCTCGTCGGAGGAATGTTATCATGGGGGTTGAACTTAAAAGTTCGCCATGATATAATGGAACATAACGAGAAAACTCTGAAGGATATCGGAGAAGCTCGTGACAAAACTCTAAAAGAGATTTCCGATTTACGCGAGAAAATTACTACTAAGATAGAAAAAGTTGAAGGTGGATTTGCTACTGACCGCGATAAATTAAACGAAAAATTAGAAAGATTTGAACGTGACTTTTCGGCTGACCGTGTCGTGTCCATGATAAATGGTAAATACGTAAGAACGGATCTTTATCAGCAATATGCCGCTGCTACCACTGAACGATTAGAAGGTGTTCGTCAACTGATCGAACTTTACATGAGCAAAATTGAGGAAAACCTTAATCGGCAAATTGAAGATCTCAAGGAACGTATTAAGCTATGATAAGACACCAAAAAGAGCAAATTGAGGCTGATATAGAATCAGTGCAATCGATGCTTAGCCAAGTACAATCAGATACAACAGAGCTGAGTTATCGTGTTGCAGAATATCTTGGTGGAATCCATGCCTTAAAAGCTAACATTTCTAGAGATTTTACACCACGATTTGCAGTTATTGCTGGACCAAGACAAGGAGAGGTTTTCCGGTTGGAAAACGGGGTTCTCTCCATTGGGCGAGATCCATCCAACGATTTTTGGGTTCTTGACGCCACAGTATCGAGAACCCACTGTCAACTTGAAAAACGTGATGATGCGTTTATAATTCGTGATATGGGTGGCCGTAATGGAACTGTGTTGAACGGGGTGCTGTTGGGGCCGGGAGAAACACAACTGGCTGACGGCGATGAAATTAGCATTGGGGCATCCACTTTTGTTTTCTTACAACCCGCAAAGCATGCCATGGCAGCACCAGCATTATAAATTGACCTCGTGTTGTTGATCGTGATATCATAAAACGAAAGGCATTAATTGAAACCTCAGGCAGAACTTCATAACCATCTTGGAGGGTCCGTAGACCCAGCCATTTTATGGTCTATTGCGCACCGTCAGGGTATTAAGCTTCCAACCAAAGATTATTGGGAGTTCACCAAAATGGTCACAATGTTTGCCAACCAAGACCTTGATCAAATCAACCAACAATATTTCTGGACCGAACTCATACAGTCATCTCCGGAGGCCATTGAAGAGGCTGTAAAAGGCATTTTTGGTGGTGGCTATCGTAATTGCAACATTGTGCTGCATGAGCTGCGTTTCAATCCCATGAAACGTAATCGTGATGGTGAACGTGATCTCGACCACATTATCCAATCCGCCATTTGGGGGATGGAACGGGCAAAGCTTGAATATCCACAAGTGCGTGCCGGTTTAATTTTAATGATGGACCGCGTTCTAACTGTTGAACAAAACAAAATCATTTGTCAAAAAGCAATCAAATTTAAGGACTCAGGAGTTATCGGCTTGGATTTAGCTGGCCCAGACCAATTTGATTTCGAGATGAGTGATCACAAACCTTTATTTGACGCAGCTCGCGAAGCTGGCCTTGGTATCACTGTTCATGCTGGTGAAATTGCTGGCTCACTGGAAGAATTGCAATATGTTGTTAGAGAAATTAAACCTCATCGCATTGGCCACGGCATCCGATGTGTTACCAACGTTGAGTTTATGCGAGAAATAGCTGATGCTGGAATTTTGCTAGAAACTTGCCCAACCAGCAACCTCAGAAACAGAAATATCACGCGGATTGAAGAACTTAAACGAGTTTATCGCGCCCTAGTTGATAATAAAGTCAAGTTCTGTATTAATACGGATGGTCCAGAACTATATGGAATTTCAGTTCTTTCGGAACAGCAAATGTTGTTGGATCAGGGGATTTTAACTCAGGAAGAGCTAGACCAGGCTATGAAGTGGGCTTTCGAGGGCAGCTTTATAAGATGAGGGAGCCGAAGCTCCCTCTTTCGAATATATGGGCAGTAAAAGAAATGGTTACTTAACTGTAAACCAGATGTAAGCCCCGAATGGACCATTTTGTGAATGGAACACGTAAGCTACAGCGGCTTGAGTTACAACGACACCGTCTTTCAACCCAGCCGCTGCACGGGCGGCAGCTGTAGTGGCACCAGGGCCGATGATACAAATGCTACCGGTACACGGGCCAACCAGGTTAGTAGCCGGTGGGGGTGGTGGAGGCGGCGTGAAGAACGGCGGATAATCTTTGGCATTGATAGAGACAATGATTGAACCCTTTGGTGGATTTTTGGGGTCGTAAGACGTTCTACCGGGGCTTGTTAATCCGGGTGCTATTTCGATATTCGGCTGCAAAGCTGAGGGCACCCAGACGTATCCGTAGCTCAGACGAAGGGCCATCGTTTTGCATGGGTCCCAGCCCCACACCATAATCGGAACGTCGATTTGCTGTCCTTGAGTTGCCAGTAACATTGCCTTACTAGCGATATCTGTATCGCCAGAATGACCCTGCAAAGCTTGAACTACTGGCGGTTGATGCGCCCAATAGATATCGGGTGTAACGGCACCAGGCGCTCCGCACTGGGCCATCGCAGAAACCGTTAACGCAATACCAATTAAAAGAGATTTGAAAAGTTTCATGTTTGCTCCAGACGAATTGTTTTCGTCTCTGCTTTATATAGACACACGATTAATAGCTTGACAACGCTAAATACGTGTGATACAATGAAAATTGGCGCAGGTCATGAAAGTGATCTTCTCGATTTGATCTTGAACGTATAAACACCTGGGTTCGACTCCCAGCAGGTCCACCCGAACGTCAAGTATGATGTTCCTGGAATCCCCATTTAATCTTCCAGGGCGAGGGGTGCTTGGCGTTTCGGTGGGCCTGTAATGGTTTCGACTTGTACGATTTCCGGAAAGATGGAGCCAACTGGTAGCGACTACCAGGCTGTCCAAGTTTTATGAATGCGGACAGTGAACAGCGAAAACAATAAATGCCACTAACATGGTTGCTCCTATGACGATGGCCGCAGCTGCTTAGGCAGTTGCTGTTATCAAAGTAGCGCTAGGGTAAAGCGGTACGAGTACACAACGAACCGGCCCCGCAAGGGGCCGGAACCCACCTCAACTTTTCAACCCATCCAAAATATCTTTACCCCAAAAACGTTCTAAGTCTTCTTTGGCAGTTTGAACTAGCCCTGGAGATGGTTTTTTATCAAGCATTACACTGATCTGTGCACTGGTGGCCGGTTTAATGCTTGGTTTCCAAGTTGATACCAGAGGTTTGAGTCCATCCAAAACTTGTGCTTTCGTTAAGTTGGGTCCACGTACATCGGCATAGCCGCCTTGTGGATTTTTGGCAACAACATGCGTCGGAATTTTTCCGAAATAAAGTATGCTTAATGGCCAACCGAGCGTTTGCTGGATTGCTAAACCCATTGCAAAACAGTTTGCCTCAAGATATGTTCGTTTGTTCCACGTACTCTCAACCACAAACTGCTTAAAAGTTTGCATTAGTTTGCCTGGATATATCGCATGGCTTCTGATGGACTTTTGAAAGAACCTCCGTGTTCATCGCCCAGATTTTTACTTGTCCATGGGGCATCTTCTACATCAATTTCAGAAAATCTTTGAGGGTTTAGGTATTTTAAAGCAAATTCAGCCGCTTTTTTACCACCTTTAGATTTTTTGGAATAATGAATGAAATATTGGTTAAGACCACATCCAAACCTGGCGTAACCGCGTCTTAATCCGGCATTCACAGATTTCATTGGGTCATCTTCATAGGGATCGATTTTGCTGTCAGGATGATGATTATCGCAATGTTCATCGTCACTGGGAAACAAATAAACTTTTCCGGTTGGACTCATCCAGCCTTTAATGTTGGCATCCTCAGTAGCCTCTCCAATTAAAATTTGTAAGTCATTTTCTTCTTGGATGATATTTTCTTGAATGAATTGTAGGAAAGTTTTCATGTTAATGTTGGGGCCTTCCGAAGGCCCCAATCCAGGTTATTTGTTAACGGGAGTTCCGAACGTGAATTCAAAATGTGTCGGTGGTGCTGCTGTGACTGATACTGTGAACGATGTGGCGTAATTAGGCGCGAAATTTCCCTGTTGGCCGGTTACCGTTACAGTTGCAGTTCCTGGCGCTAGCCCAGTCACATCCGCCATCAGGCCGTCCACTGAAACGTTATCAACTGTCGCCACAGCAGCATCTGAAACAGTCCATACTGCTGCATTAAAGTTTGTTGCCATTCCCTGGGCGTCATCGAGGGGTTTAGCTGTTACTGTTACTTTTTGGATATCCTGAATCGCTATTGATTGCATTTTCAACTCTCCATTTATAAGTGCGAGTGAAATGGTTCACCCAAGATATTTAGGGTAAAGACTTCCTGCTTGACAATCTGCCGCATCAATGATACACTGGTTTCAGACAGGCGAAGTGGGTCTGCTCTCCAAGGTTTTACTCTTTATCATGAATTATTCAAAGGATACACATGTCGAGGAGTCAAACTCTTGTTCAGAAGTTAGCAACCCAGGCAATGCCTCTACACCAAGAGGACATTAGTAACTCTGCCTATTTCTGCCGCGAAGTGGAAAGCCTCATGTTGAGAAATCGCATGGGAGTCATGGAAGCCATCATATACCTAACCGAAAAGCATGGTATTGAACCCGAATTCGCGGCAGATCTGTTGAACGCCAGCATTAAAGAAAAACTTACGGAAGAAGCTGTCAGGTTGCATCAGATCCCTAGGACGGCAACACTTCCACTTTAACTGTTATGTCATTACACCAATTTTTACTTCCTATTGCATCTGATAATGAGCGTGTTTGCATTACCTGTAGACATTTTCGGGGAGGCCGCTGGTTAGAATCTGAATCCGAATGCAGACGCGAAAAACCTGTTGTCACTATCAACCCAGTGACTGGCGGTCTATATCGACGTTTTTGCGCCGATGAACGTTCGATTTATGGTGCGTGCGGAACAACCGGAGTATTTTGGGTTGCTAATTGTACTGGTGTCACTAAAAGCAGCCAAGACGATGACTAACTTATGACTGGCTTTGAATGTAGTAAAATCGCGTTTGGCCTGAAGTTACATTTCACAGCCAAATATGACTATTTCCGGTATGGCCCTAAAAAGCCTTTCAACAATCAAGGCAAATTCCAGTTTGAAAAGCTGGCTAAGAAATACACAAATCAGCTAGAATTTGAAAATTTTTTGGTGGCTAATTGGCTTGAACGTGACGTGGCTTGGGCTGGCAATTTGCTGGATGACGAAGCCGCCCAACACTTCACTGAGTGGAAACGTCGAACACAAGCGCTGGGTTATCAATTTGCCCAAGATTGTGACGTGCTGTTGGCGAAGTCCGCGAATTTTGATGATTTATTTCGTCCCGTTGCAGAAGGTGAAAACCCGCCTGTACTGCAAGCGCTTTTGTGGCGAGAAATCTGCCCCGAGACTTTTATAGTCTTGGAGCAGCTACTTGGGTTTTTTGCTGTTTTCGATAAGAAATTAGCAGATCCAATGGGACAATGGGCCGCGATTAAATTGCGGTGCCTTAAATATCAGCCGTTCCTTAACAGGACCGGTGTTGATATTGAAAAAATGCGCCTGATAATTCGAGAAAAATTAGGCAAAAGTTCCGCAGCAAACGGAGCTTGAGTATAAATAAAAGTGGACAGTTTGGGATGACGTTCTTCAAAGCTAATGCTAAAATGAGAACGTTCCCACAAAATGGGTCCAATGCAGTAAGATTGTTTATTATGAATAAGGTGAAATTCAATGACATAAGGATAAATGCCGCGAATGGCTATCACTTCTTTCGCTTCCCTCAAGAGAGGTCGCTCAGCGATTCTCACCCAGCTTCAACAAGCTACCCAGACCATCAATAACCCGAAATTCAGCAGCGAGGATACTCGTTTCTGGAAGCCGGAACTAGACAAGCTTGGCAACGGTTACGCCGTAATTCGGTTTCTCCCGATTCCCAAAAGCGATGACTTTGCATACGTTGAAGTTTTCAGCTACGGTTTCAAAGGACCTGGCGGTTGGTACATCGAAAACTCGCTGAAAACCATCAAACAGAAAGACCCAGTAGCAGAAGCAAACTCTGCCCTCTGGAACAGCGGCGTCGAGTCAGACAAAGAAATCGCTCGTTCACGCCGTCTGCGCACTCAATTCATTAGCAACATCCTGGTCATCCAGGACCCCAAGCACCCCGAAAACGAAGGTAAAGTTTTCTTGTGGAAGTACGGCAAGAGAGTTTACGACAAGATTGCTGATAAGGCCGTACCGCAATTTGAAGGTGATGCTCCGATGGATCCGTTCGATCCTTGGGGTGGCGCAAACTTCAAGCTCAAGATCGTCAAGAAAGACGGTTACCCCAATTACGACAAATCTGAATTCGATGCTCCCAGTGCATTATTTGGTGGCGACGATGAAAAAATCGAAGAAATCTGGAACCAAGAACACAGTCTGAAAGAATTCGTAGATCCGGCGAAAAGCTTCAAGAGTTACGATGAACTCAAAGCTAGGTTTGAAAAGGTTGTTGGTAATAGCAGCGCAGTTCCTCCCGCAAGCCGTGAGGAAAGTGCTCCACCAGCTTCCGCACCCCGTACGCAACGCACTGCTGCTCCGCCCTCCACACCTGCCGCCGCTGCCCCTGAGGTTGGGGACAAAGAAGCAGCCCCGTGGGAAGAAGATGATGCCGATGGTTTTTTTGATAAGCTCGTCAACGACGACAAGTAGTTCAGACCGATAGCTCCTCCACAGCAATGCCCCAGTGATGTTGAACTGGGGCATTGCTGTGTTTGGCCTAAATATCAATGATATGACTGAAAAGTTTATAAATGATCCAGGCACAACTTTATCAAGTGGTTGCACAAACGTCGCTGCTACTGTTAATGTTGCGAGCGCAGCAGGTTATCCAACGACTGGAAACTTTCGTATTCGAATTGACAACGAACTGATGTTGGTAACAGCAGTCAGCGGCACGACTTGGACGGTCACCCGAGGAATCGAATCAACCAGCGCGATTGCTCATTCCGGTGGTACGCCAGTGAATCACGTTTATACAGCCGGAAGTCATGCCCAAGCCCTTCTTGATAACAATCAATCAGGAGCGCTGTCATCACTCCCAACAGCTGGCAACGCCGGTTCTAAATTTTTCCCAACTGATGCACCATTCATGTATTACGATAACGGTACAACATGGAATGCAATTGGGCCAGTTTATCAATGTAACCCACCAACCAGCAGTTGGACGCTTTACAGAACGAATGCTAATACCACAGTTTCATATCAGGGTTCAGCTTTGATGAGTAATAATGGAACTAACTGTGATGCAAATTTGGTGAATGCCGCTGTAAATTTACCATCCAGTGGGTCATTTTTGATATCAGCTCGTGTTAGAGTACAAACCCACTGGTTTAACAATGACATTCGCGCTGCCATCGTTATCGGCGATACTAGCAACAATAAGTGCACCACATTTGGTTATCGTGCTAACTCTGGTTATTATTACAACATCTTTAATTGGAACAATTTTTCAACCACATTTAACTTTAACAACGCTCCAAGAAGTAACACGACAGGTACCATCAGTAGCGTGTTTAATAATGACGTTTGGATGGGAGTTTACGCTGACTCTGGAACCAATCAATACTTTATTTTACACTCTTTCAATGGTAGACACTTTCAGAGTGTAGATGCGGTTGCTTTCACTGATTGGATTCCTCGTAGTTCTACACAAATTGCCGGTATTTACATGGGCCAAGCTGGTAGTTTGCCGATGGCTTGTGAAGTGGTATCATTCGACGTTATTACCAACTTGACCAATTATATCATTACTTAAATACTAACATAGTTGCTGTTCTGGCTACGTTGGTATGTGCCTTCATTGTTGCGCGTTTGAGAATCAGAAGCAAGCGTCGTGTTGCTGGACGAGTTGCTGACATTGGAAACCGGTGCTATAGCTGGTGGTGGTTGCTGTTGGGCCACTGTCGCCTCGGTTTTAGCTAAGCCTACCTGGTTCGATTTAGCAAGGAGAGTTTGGCCTTTAGTGACAGGCTGAACTTGAGGAACAGGACTGACTGTATTGTCAGCCATCACAACATTTGGTTGTGTGCCTTCTCCGGTGAATTGTGCAGCGTACTTATCCACTTTACCAATAACTTCGTTGCCCAGATAGTCCTTTTTCCCATCTTTGTTGATTTTGCCCCTGGTGATTACTTGGCCAGCAGTTGAGCTTGTATAAACGTTGTTAATATCTTCCTGAGAGCCGTTTTGTAAATCGACACCCATTTTTTTAGCCATGCTCTTACCGTTTTTCTCTGTGTGCCAAGCGGCAATCTTAGCAGCAGCATCGGGGTCCAGGGCCAGTTCTGGGTTCTGAACTAATCTATCATCGCCGTAAATGGCCTTGGATGCGGCGGCATAATTACCCTTGCCTGTTAGCTGGATAAATCCACGCCCACGGTATTTAAAACCATCTCCTTCTTCGTTATTACCCAGCATTTTTCCGACACTATTGTTATTACCATACATGTGTTCAGTGAACTTGGTAGGGTCTTGTTTGAGAGCCGTTAGTTCATCGTCCGACATATTGGTTCGTTCTTTACCAAAAACTGAGCGAATACGTTCGTTGGGTGTTTTTTTGTAACCAACCATATCCTCTGTTTGAGGCGCAAATTGCGATTCTTTTTGAACATTACCCAGCACAGCAGCAATTTGCTTCTGGTTCATCCCTTTAGCCTGAAGTTCTTTGGTTAACAAGTCAATATTGTTTTGTTGGTCTTTGTTAAAATTACCCTTATTAGGCTGGCTCATAAAGCTGGGGTTGCTGGCCGCATTGGGAGCGCTTTGTATACGCTGTTCTAATGTTCCACCTGGTTTAACTGTAGCGGGTGGTTTGTTTGGAATTGGTTGTTGGCTGGGCGTCGATACAGTCTGTTGTCCTGCCGGTTTTGGAGGTGTCGTTGGTTGCTGGTTTGCCGGAAGTTGGCTAATAGCAGGTTGTTTAAAAGATGCAAGAGATAAAATACTATCGCCAAGCTTTTCTTGTTTGTCTCTGTCTTCCTCTTCCTTCAAGGCACGATCAGTAAACTGTTTATGAAGCAATACCTTGATACCACGTATTTCGGTAGCAGAACCATTGGCTGCTTTAACAATTTCTTCATCGTTAATTTCGATTGGTTGGGCTGACGTTGGCTGACCAGAACCAGCGATTGGTTTAGTTGGTGAACTTTCATCAACTAGGTTGGTTGGTATTGGACTGTTAGACACAGGTGCTTTGGCTGTTTTTTCTTCCTCTGTCATATCAACCATTCGGCCAGTTTTAGGATCTACTTTCTTTCCCCACTTGGCAGCGGCTTCGGCTCGTCTGGATTTGTTTTGCTCATCGATTCCCAACGGTTGGCCATCAGAACCCGTTTTTTGAACATAACCCATCTTTTTGTCGTTTTCGTCTATTTTGGCTTTTTGGCTCGCAGTCTCCGTTTTATCTCGTTCTTTTTGGTCTTCTATTTCATTAACACTATCATATATCTTTTTGGATAGATACACAACCCCAGCAATTCCGGCTACAGCTGCAGTAATTCCGGCAGCTACACTACCACCGGCTGCTGTTGCACCACCGGCAGCAGCTACACTGCCACCAACGCCTAAACCACCGGCTGCTGTTGCACCACCGGCTGCTGTTGCACCACCACCCATTAAACCGCCAAATCTTCCCAATAATCCGGCACCGCCTTCTCCACCTTTAAGCATACCGCCAGCTTTAGAAAGCCAGCTGCCTCCACTGCCCATGCGTTCTGCATTGCCACCTTTTTTAAGCATGCCACTAAGTTTTTGCACCCAGCCAGAACCTTTGGGGCTAACCATGCGTTCTGCGGAATTTGCGGCATTTCCATCATGCTTAAACAAATTTTTGGCTTTATGCAGCCATTCGTGTTTTGCTTCTCCAGTACCTTTATTTTTGAAAATATTGGTAAGCTTGGATAACATTTCTTTTGTGTTATCGTTTTTAAACCAGTTTTTAGCCTTGTCCAGTTTTTTACCAAATTCACTTAGTTTGTTAAAGTATTTTGCGCCAACAGTTCCCTTTTTGGTGGCGGAATGTTCATGGCTGGGCTTTTCATTATCGTCTTTCGATGTTTTAAAATAACCCTCCATAGAGCCATGAATATCACGCAACAAACCGGTGTGCTCATTCAAAACATCTAGAATTTTGCCATTTTCATCGTGCATACCTTGTTGCATGATATGCATGGTTTTGGTTTGCTCTTGTTGTTGGTGAGTATTTTCTTGGGCGACTTTTTCCGGAATAGGGCTGGGGTTGTAAGTATCGTCCGGTTTAACAGTTTTGAGTTTTGGATTTCCGTTAGCATCAGGAGTTAAAACCGGCTGTGCCTTAAATGGTGGCGCACCACTCGTATCTACAGGAGTTGGTGATGTGTTGTTGGGTGTTGCTTGTTGATGTGCATCTGGAATATTGTCATTGTTATCAGCACCAACACTATTCGGCTTATCATCAAAATGCGCGGCCTGTTTGCCCGTTGGTCTTAAAAGGGATTTACGAAATGTCTCAAAGAAATCAGCCGATTCTTCTTCAGCTCGCTTGGCTTCTTCATGGTTTTTTTCTTTTAATGCATTATCAGCTGCTTTTTTGCCTCGAACGTTTTCAATTGCTCGCTTGAGAAAAGGTGCAGTGACAATGCCATCTATAAGAATTTTTCCTTCTTCTTTGACGGCAGCTTTCAAACCAAATTGCTTTTTGATGGCGGCTTGTGCGGCTTTATCTTGAGCAGCACGCCTGGATACGGCTTCTTGTTTTGTAGCTAATTGCATCTTAGCTAAAGCCGAATTGATTTTATCTAGTTCCTCTCCTTTTAAAGCGGTTTTTGATAGTTCACGAAGCGCCTGAAGGCGCTTCTGCATCGCAACTAGTTCGGATGCAGAGGCTTTTCTGGCTCTAGACATCAATGAGTCTAACTGGCCAGAAAATTCTTCAGCCGTATTGGATAGTTCTTTTCCCTGCTCCTTCATTTCCAAACGCATATTCTCGAATTCGTGTTGCATTTCGATGAATGGGCGTTCAGTCTCGGAGACAGATTTTTTGAGCATGTCTCCGAGAGATGTTACCAGCTGTTTTTCTTCTGGGCTACCTGGTGACCTAAGAGGAGGCGCAACAGCCTTTTTAACTCTACGCGCTGTTGGCTTCTTTTTGGAAATGGGGTTCTTTTTTGCCATTAAATTTTGTCATCAACCGGTTCAACTTTAGGTTCATCAACCGGTTCAACTTTAGGTTCATCAACTGGTTCAATTTTGGGGTCGGTTTTGGGTTTACTGGATGATTGGCCTAATGCTCTGCCTGTGACAAATGATGTAAATGCCGCTCCAAACATTGAATATACTTTTTCATTGCCCTGGATAACACCTATCAATGTCAACCCAAACAACATTGCTACGATAGCCCCAGACAATGAAAGCGCGTCTATTAGTTTAACCAGTCCTTCAATCATATGAATCACCTAAACATATTTAGGCCGGATAAACCGTTTTAACGGTTTGCATTCTGGATTCGTTCTTCTTCTTCGGCGATATACTCGTTTAGAAGGTCAACGTAGATGTTCCTTTCCCAGGGCATCATATTATCCAAGTCGCTCAGCGAATATTTGTGGTGTTGAATCATCGCAAAATTGACTAGGATGAAACTTCTCAAGTTATCATGGGAAAGGGCTATACGAAAAAAGACTCCATTCCCTCCAGAACGATATCTTCTTGATAGCCACAAACATCGCAATCGAATTTTACCACATGGCGAAGGACCGGCATGTTATCGAAAAATTCTTGTATTTTGGCGAATTGGTTTTGGGTCAAGTTGTCTAAAAAGTCGGCTATTTCTTTTAGACTCATCGAGCCACGGTCCCAGGAGTTTTCAGCGTCGAAAATTTGGTCAACACACTGGGCGATTAAACTAAGCGCACCCTCAATCGTACTACTTTTCTTGCCCTTCGAACGGACTTCGTTGACCTTCCGGAGCAGTTCAACCCTCGGATACCTCAACTTGATGCCAATGCTTTCCGTGAGCATAATAACTGGGTTGTTTTCAACTTTTTCCACTTCAACATCGCCCAAGTTTACCTCCATTCTAACAACATTACCACAAACTTTGTTGTCAATTCGGCTCTGGCAACGATAGGGAACTTCTACAACTTCTCCGACTGAACGCATCCGGAGTTTCAAGAAAAAATATTCAAGGTCAAATGTTGGTAATTCGTCGACGTCCAGTTTTGTGATAGAACAGCTGCCAACAATCTGACGGACAGCGTCAACCATTTCTTTTTCTTCGCCGCCTTCCAAGGCCATCAAAAGGATTTTTTCTTCTTTAACCAGGAAAGGACGATACTTAACAACCAGGCCGTTGGACGGCAATGTTAATTCATAAGTCGGTGCTACAATTTGCGGAAGCGGCATTTTTATCCTCGAAAGTGTTTATGTGTTGCGGTTAGACTTTATTGAAGGTATTGCCACCAATAAGTGTACCACCAAGGTCCGATTTGGTACCGCGTATTGACTGCTTAGAAGAGCCTTTCCAGCCGAAATCAGTTGGTAACCATCGTTTGTAAGCGCATGTTACCGTGCATTCATGGACGCGGTTGTCGTCGTCATAACTGACATCCATTTGGCTGATGGAAATCGGGTATGCGTCAAAGAGCTTTATTTGGTATACAGACTCGTCCAATTCATTATATTGGTCTATCACGATATCAACTGAGTATTCGGTGATGTAATTAAAATCGTGGCTGTATGGGTCCATTATCGAAAACATCCAGGCATCCCAAAACTTCCGTTCTGCCATATCACTGCCGACATAAAACGAAAGGCTGAGATCAGTATAAACAGGCATGTATGGGAACTTAAATGGTTCGCCATAATAGCGAATTTCATCGACTGAAAATTGCACTCCGGGAAGTTCGGCTTTTTTGCAAAAAATTTCCAGTCGTTCCCCAATGGATTTTGATACCACACCAGCATCTTCGAAATAAGTGGTTTCCCAACCGTTATGTTCAGCCACTACACGAGACTTGTTCAACAAATCAGACACTGGGATGCTGACTTTGTATCGATTAGAACGAGCAAGCCCTCCCGCGTTGGATAGCTTGCTTCTGAAATCGTTTAAGTCCATAACGAGACACTCCTTTTCATTACCATCGAC